AAGGGGACCTTTAGCCGCTTTAGTTGGCAACGAATTTAAAACAACCACTCTTAGATATCCATTAGATGTTGGTAATGCCGATAAAGCACATTACATAGTTATCTATATTAGAAAACAAAAAGCATCAAAATTGGGTGGGTCCGAATTATCAGGTGGTAATGATGCTTTTCAAAAATCTAGTGCGTCACTTCAAGCCGGTGCAGAACAACAAATAAGAGGTGCATTAAGTTCTGCTACATCTTCTGTACAGAACATGTCTAAAAATTTTGGCACAGAAATTCTCGGTAAAATCAATAGCGGATTAAATCAAATTAACACATCTACAAATGGCGCATTAAGTGGTATCACATCTGCCATTAGTGGTGCTGCAGGAGGAGCAGTTGCTAGTCTCAATAATTTATTTGCCAAAACTAGTGTTTCAATGACGGGATCACAACAAGAGACTACGGCATTTATAGACACTTCAATTAAAAAAATAACTGGAGGTAGCAGTGGATTTCTTAGAACAACCAGATTAACAACAGATGCTATTGCTTTGTATATGCCCGATACTTTAAATTATGACTATTCACAAGGATTTGATACTCCGAGTATAGGTGGGGAAATGCTTGGTAAAATTGCAACTGCTGGAAAGGCAGCCGCAGAACAATTAGACAAAGAGGGTGGGTCTTCTACTCTTAAAACCGCCGGCAATGCTGCAGCGACTAAGCTTGGTGAAGGTGCCAGTAAATTAGCGGGTAAATTTTTGGGAAGTGAGAAAAGTGCTCAACTAGGATTTACTGCTGTGACAGGCAAAGTCAATAATCCCATGCTTGAACTAGTTTATTCAGCACCAGACTTTAGAACATTTGACTTTGCTTTCACTTTTTATCCAAGAGATGAAAGAGAAGCGTTAGAAGCTCAAAGAATTATTGAGAGACTAAGATTTCATCAAGCACCGGAATTGGCGGATTTAAGTTTATATTTAATCCCACCATCAGAATTTGATATTAAATTTTATTATGCTGGTGCTGAAAATCCAAACATACCACCAATTGCTGAAGGATGTGTTCTTCAAAGTATGCAGGTTAATTATGCACCAAATGGATTTAGTGCATATGAAGTTCCTGGAGAAAATAAACCAGCTTTAGGAAGAACAGGTATGCCAGTTGCAATACAATTAACATTATCATTTAAAGAAACTACATTCCTTACAAAAGCAGATTTCAATTCTGGATCAAGTGCTAATTTAGGTCCTATGGAATATAGAGGCGGAGATGGTGGATTTGCTTGATTATTAAAAAACACCAAGGATCTTAAAAATTTATGGCAAAATATTTTAATTACTTTCCAAAAACACTTTATTCGGCAAATAACAAAACTTCTAGTTTAGATACTGTAACGAATGTTATAGCCAGATTTGGATTTGAATCTAAACTTAAAGAGAATTCTTCTGCTTTTTACACATACTCAATACAAGATTCGGATACGCCAGAAATAATTGCATACAAATATTATAAAAATCCAGAGAGACATTGGGTTGTTTTATTGTTCAATGACATTATTGATCCACAATTTGATTGGCCACTTAAATATGATTCATTTATTAAATTTGTTGATACAAAATATACTGCAAATGGTGCTGCAAATACAACCGTACAAACTGGTCTTGCATGGGCAATGAGTACCAATAATGTTCAAGCATATTATAAAATTGTTAAAAGGACTACAACAGATACAACTCCACAAGGAACAACGATAGAAGAAAAAATTGAACTTGATGCTAACACCTATGCAAATGTTGCCACATCATCAGCTACATATACACTTGCTGATGGCACAACAACAGTTCAAACAATAACAAAAGAAAAACAAACATACTATGATTATGAAATGGAAGTTAATGAAGCTAAAAGAGATATTAAATTATTAAAAAATGATTTTGTTTCTATTGTTGAAAAAGAATTTAAGAAAGTAATTAAGTCATGAGTGACCAAGAAATCCAAATAGGGCAATCAACACAATTTTCTGTTAATGAATTAGTTGTTGTAACAAAAGCTGGAAAGATTGATATAACTTCAATATTTGAAGAAATCAATATTTTTGATTCAATATTTTTGCCTGTAATGAATGGTAGTGTGTTGATTAAAGATGCAATAGGTCTTTCTGGTAAATTATTTTTTGATGGTTCGGAATCATTGTTAATAGATATTTCAAAAGATAGTAACTCTGATATTGCAAGTTTTAAGAAAGCTTTTAGGATTATAAAACAAGGCGAAAGAACTGCTGGAAAAACTTCTAGTGAAACATATCTTTTGCATTTTGCCTCAGATGAATTAACTTATTCAGATAGACAAAGAATAAATCAAAATTATAATGGTACCTATTCATATGCAGTTCAAAAAATAATGGAAAATTATTTAAAAATTCCTGCTGGTGAATTAGGTGGAGTTTATGAAGAATCTTGTGGGCTCAGAGATTTTCCTATTCCAAATTTAAGACCATTAGAAGCATTAGAATGGATTGCAAAAAGAGCTGTTGACATTAATCAGGCACCAAATTTCATGTTTTTTCAAAATAGTGTTGGATATAATTTTGCCTCTTTGTCCACACTATTAACACAAGATGACTTATTAGATATCACCTTTCAACCAAAAAATCTTAAAGGAAATAATCCTTTTAGTGAATTGGGTAGTGCAAGAGCCTTTGAAGTTGTTTCTCAGTCTGATAGTTTTAAGAAACAAAGAGATGGTGTAAATGCAGGTAAGTTTTTAGGTTTCGATCCAATTACAAGACAGATTGCAAAAAAAGAAATTAGTTTTGGTGACATATCTGATACAATGAAAAAGGCAAATGATAATTTAGATTTCTCAGAAATTTTTGATAGAGATGGTGTGCCGAACACTCGAGCATTTGACTCAAAGAAAACTGTAAGTATTTTTAGTGCTGCACAAAAATTAAGCGAATATATTAAAAAAATGGATCCAACATCAATTTCAAAAGTTGATAATATTGAAGATTATCTATTTCAAAGAAAATCTATTATTTCAAATCTAATGGCAAAAAGAATAAAAATTGTAATGGCTGGAAATTTTCAATTGACTTCAGGATTTAATGTAAACGTGATAGCACCATCTAAAGGCATAAAAGAAGAAGGTGATGATAATGATGATCCAAGTATTAGTGGAAAATATTTGATTGTTGCATCAAGACATATTATTGGATTTGATAAACACGAAACTATTATTGAAGTTGCATCCACTTCTACAAACAATGAATTTATTCCTACAAGTAATCCTGAACAAACTAAAGAATTGTTAGAGTACGCATAACATGGAAAAAACTGAAGAATCAAAAGACTTTGCTGGTAAAAGCGGTTTCATTTGGTGGGTTGGAATAGTAGAAGACAGAAATGATCCACTAAAGATGGGTCGATTGAAAGCTAGAGCAGTTGGTTGGCACTCTGAAGATAAGATGCATTTACCCACAAAAGAATTGCCTTGGGCAACGCCAATGCTTCCAACAAATAATATTAATGTTTATTCTCCAAGAGAAGGAGATATGGTTGTTGGATTTTTTACTGATGGAGAAAATGCACAAGAGCCTGTTATCATGGGTGTTCTTCCAGGTATCGCATTAAAAGCTGCCAATGCACAAGACGCATTTTGTGATCCAAGAACTGCAACTGAATTAGCTTCTGCACCGAAAACACCAAAAGAAAAAACATATAAAACTGACGGTACTGGAATTACAATTGTAGAAAGAGATAGAGCAGAATCATATCCAAAGATTTTAGATGAACCATCAACTTCTCGTATTGCAAGAAATGATGCCGATACAATAACAAAAACTTTTATACAAGAACGAAAAGATAATCTTGTAACAGGAGTTGAAACTGTAAGTGATTCATGGGATGAACCAGAAACACTTTACAATACAGTTTATCCTTATAACAATGTTGTTGAAACTGAATCTGGTCATTTATTAGAATTTGATGATACTCCAGAAGCAGAAAGAATTCATTTGGCACATAGAAATGGTTCTTTCCAAGAATGGTTTCCAAATGGTGATAAGGTAGAGAAAGTTACTAAAGACAATTATCAGATTGTAATGGGTGATGACAAAGTTTACATTATGGGTAAATGTCAAGTCACAATTCAAGGTGATGCAGAATTATATGTTCAAGGTAACTTTGATATGAATGTAGATGGAACTTGCAATATTCGTTCCACTGGAAATATGAAACTTAATGCACCACTAATAGATTTGAATGATGGTACAAATGGCGCAGCTCGTATAGGTGATACTGCTGATACGGGAGATGCAGGAACTGGCGGCCACTTTGATACTAATAGTGCAGGAACTAACATAATTGAGACAGGTTCTGCAACAGTTGTTATTGGCGGATGAGATAAATAAAACATGGCCCAAGTAAACATAGATTCCACAAACACTTTCAAAGATTTGGATTTGAATTTTACGATTCATCCTATTCGAAAAGATGTTAATATTCATAAAAATGAATATGCTATCATTAATTCTGTTAAAAATTTAGTTTCGACAAATCATTATGACAGACCTTTTCGTCCAGAAATTGGAAGTAGTATTCGCAATCTTTTATTTGAAAATATAGATACAATTATTGCGGCTCAATTAGAAAGAGCCGTTCAGGAAACGATTAATAATTTTGAACCTAGAGTACAAATAAATCAAGTTATTGCTATTCCAGATCCAGAAAATAATAGGTATAAATTGACACTTGATTTTTTTGTTATCAATAATACTAATCCAATTACAATAAATTTCTTTTTAGAGAGAATTAGATAATATGGCAGACAGATTAAAAGTCACCGAACTTGATTTTGATACAATCAAAACAAATTTAAGAACATTTTTAAATCAACAGGCTGAATTTACAGACTATGATTTTGAAGGTTCTGGTTTGTCTGTATTGCTTGATGTTTTGGCATACAATACACACTACAATGCATACTATCTGAATATGGTTGCAAATGAATCATTCATGGATACCGCAATATTAAGAGACTCTGTAGTTTCTCATGCAAAAACATTAGGATATGTTCCTCATTCAACAACCGCTTCTATTGCAACACTTAATTTTAGAGCAAATTCAGCAACATCAACAAGTGGAACATTGACTCTGCCCGCAGGTTTTGGATTTCTATCAAATCAAATTGATAGCAAACCATACAATTTTATTGTTTTAAATGACACTACAGTATCTAAAGCCAATAACTCATATCTCTTTGAAAATTTGGAAATTTATGAAGGTCAATTAGTTACTTATAGGTTTGTTCATAATTCTGCATCAAACCCAAAACAAACATTTACTTTGCCAGAAGAAAGTATTGATACTTCAACAATAAAAGTTCAAGTTTCTCCTTCATCTGGAAATACACAACTTACAGTTTATAATTTAGTATCTGATATATTAGATGTAAATTCTGATTCAGAAGTTTTTTATTTACAAGAAAATAAATCTGGTAAATATCAAATTTATTTTGGCAACGATTCAGTCGGTAAATCATTGCCCGATGGTGCAATAGTGAATACCACTTTTCTAAAAACTAACGGAACTGCTGCAAATAAAGCAAACAATTTTGTTGCAACTGCTGGAGTTACAGACTCTTTATCGGAATACATTACAAATTTTGTTATAACTCCCGTGTCCGCAGCTGCTGGTGGTGCAGTTCGTGAATCTGTTGATGATATTAAATTTGGTGCAGCCGCACAGTATACTACACAAAATAGATTGGTAACTGTTAAAGACTATGAATCATACTTAAAGAAAAATTATCCTAGCGTTGATTCATTATCTGTTTGGGGTGGTGAAGAAGAAGATCCACCAACATATGGTAAAGTTTACATTTCATTAAAACCAAAAGAAAACTATTATATTTCAGAAACAGAAAAACAAAGAATTATTGATGAAATTATTAAACCAAAATCAATTGTTTCTGTTGATGCAATAATTCGAGATCCTGAATATCTATACCTATTAATTGAAAATTATGTTGAGTATGATAAAAATAAAACTACTCAAACAATTGAAGCAATAAAATCTTCAATAAGAAATGCTATACTTTTGTATAGAAATACAAACTTAAATAAATTTGGAGCAACTTTTGTTCTTTCAAAATTACAAGATAGTGTTGATGGTGTTGATTTAAATGCTATTAGTGGTTCTGAAACAAAATTATATTTACAGAAAAGATTTGAACCTACTTTGGGTGCATCAACAACATATACGATTAATTTTAATGCACCGTTAAATCGTGGAACAACAACAAATAAATTAACTTCTTCTGAGTTTAGAATTTATGATTCTACTGGTGCAATAAAAACTGTTTTGTTTGAAGAAGTACCTGAATCATTTACCGGCATTTCTGAAATACAAGTTACAAATGCAGGAACTGGATATACAGAAACACCAACAATAACAATTACCGGTGACGGTACTGGTGCTGTTGCAACAGCAGTAATTGTAAACGGAAAAATACAAAGTATTGCATTAACAAATCGAGGAATTAACTACACCAGAGCCATCGTTACAATTACTGGTGGTAATGGATATGGTGCGGCTGGGTCTGCTGTGTTAGATGGTAAGTTTGGTTATCTGAGAACAATTTATTATGATGACAATGCAGAAAAACAAACAATCAATGAACAAATCGGAACAATCAATTATGTTACAGGAACAATTACCATAAATGATGTGAGAATATTATCTGTTGTTCCTACAGATGGATTAATTAGATTGACTATTGAATCAGGAAAAGGTATTGTAAAAACAGCAAAGAACACAATCATATCTATTGATGATACTGATACAACTTCTATAACCACCGAACTCTCTGCAATTTAATGTCTGATAACAAAGTTTCTTTACTGATTAATCGTCAGGTTCCCGAATTTGTTCGGGACGAATATCCTCTGTTCATTACATTTTTGGAAGCTTATTATGAATACCTTGAAACAAAACAAGGCACTCAAATAAATGATTTAATCTCAGCATCAAAAGATTTAAGAAACCTTTCAGATGTTGATGATTCAATAGAAGATTTTGAACAACAATTTTTCAATTCGTTTGCTACATATTTACCTAAAGATGTAACTGTAGATAAAGCATTTTTAATTAAGAATGTTTTACCCATATATCTTTCTAAAGGATCAGAAGGGTCTTTTAAACTTTTATTCAGAATGTTATTTTCTGAAGAACTAGAATTAATCTATCCAAAAAATAATGTTCTCAGAGCCTCTGATGGTAAATGGACAGTTGATAATATTCTCAGAATTGATACCGATATAAGAAGTGTTTATACTGCAACAGGTAACACAAGTTTTTCTTTAGCACAACAAGTCAATAATGATGAAGTAGAAGTTTATGTGAGTGGAGTTTTAAAAACAATCACCACAGATTATTTTATTCGTAAAGAATCTAAAAAATTAGTTTTTAATACTGCACCGGCTGCAAATTCAGAAGTTAAGGTAATATATACAAATTTTGATATTGCTTTGCTTAAAAATAGGCAAGTTACAGGTGTTACTTCTGGTGCAACCGCAATTGTTGAAAAATCTGTAAAGAGAATTATTACTGACCGATTGAATCTTGGTTTTCCATTTGAATTGTTTATTAGTGATAAAACATTAGTAGGAACATTTTCTGGCGGTGAAGAAATTCAAGCTACAATTATTGATGATAATGATGCCTTAATAACTTTAAGAGCTGATACATTTTCAATCGTCAATAGAATTAATGTCATCAATGGTGGGTCAAGTTATAATGTAGGAGATGTTGTCATTGTAACTGGTGGTGGAGCAGTAACAGATGCTTCTGCTCAAGTTGATGATATTGTTGAAGGATATATTGATGGCATCGTTGTAAATTATGGCGGTGCAGGATTTGAACTTAATGGTGATATTACAGTTTCTGGTATTTCTCCGTTTGCACTTGACCTTGCCGTTGATGGTGTGGATACAGCAGGTGCTCTTGCAAATTCATCAGCAAATACCTATACTGTATCTAATGATGCCATATCAACTTATGCAAACACATTAATTTCTGCTGCTGATTATGGATTTCCCGCAACAGTAATTACTGCTGGTGAAAATGTTTCAACAGTTATTGCTGATGCATTGAGTTATTACACGTTCACAAGTTTAGGCCCAATATCAAATGTCATTGTTCTATACTCAAATACATCGACTGCAATTTCTCCAACGCTAGATGCTAACTCGCCATTGTTTACGGCAAATAGTAATTCTTTTGCCATTAAAAATTTCAAGTCAGTAGGTAGAATTAAAATCAACAATGGTGGAACAGGATATCAAGTTGGTGATGAGATTACATTTGGTTCTAATCCTGTGGGAACAAATGGAAGAGGTGCAGCTGCAGCAGTTAAAGCAGTCAACGCAAATGGAACAATTACTCAAATTGAAATTCAACCATCTAGAGTTTCTGGTACGGCAAATGTAACTAACAACAGTCCGTTCATCGTAGGTACAGGAACACAATTTGGTACACAAATTAGAGTTGGTGATAGAATCACAATCAATAATGAATCAAGATATATTAATGCAATTTCAAATACTACCTATGCAAATGTAAATGTGAATTGGACAGCTACTTCAACTGGTAAGAAAGTTGGTAAGTATGGAGACTACTTAATTGGTGGCCAAGGTTATACACAAAATAATTTTCCAACAATAACTGTATCATCAACTGCTGGAGTAAATGCGAATGTACAAATTTCTGCATTAATGGCCGATGGTGAATCACTTACACCATTTATTGGAAATACACAACCAGGACAAATCATATCAATTAAAGTTGTAAGTGGTGGTACAGGATATCAATATATTCCACAAGTAGACTTGACAGGTTCTGGTAGTGGTACGGCAACTGCATCTGCTGTAATTGAAGATGTTTATATTTCTTTGCCTGGAAGATGGACAACATCTGATTCTATTTTGTCAACCTCAGAGAGAAAACTACAAGGCCAAGATTACTATGTTGATTATTCATACATAACTTCTTCAGCCGTAGAATTCACAAAATACAAAAAAGTATTAAAACAACTATTGCATCCAGCTGGATTTATAAACTACGCTGACTTAAATGAGAACGCCTCCTTTAATGCAAATACAATTACTGTATCAACAACTTCTGCTAACACGATTGCCGGAACAGTAAATGTTTCCAACGGTTCAATTTATATAACTGGTGTAAACACTAAATTTAACGTGTCTAACTCAAGAGGTACTTTGACTATTGGATCGAATGTTTCTGTGAATAACATAATTAGAACTGTTTCTAGTATCATAAGTAATACAAATATTGCAGTTTCTTCAGCATTTACAACATCTGCAAATGCACAAACGGCCTTTATATTGATATAAATAAGCACTATGCCATCAATTACAAAGAAAAAACTAAGTTACAAT